TCAAGCGATCTTCTGGACGGCGGCGCGCAGGACGGCGATCGTCTCATGCGTGTAGTGAGCCGTGATATCGCTGCGGGTGGAGTGCCCCATAAGCCACTTGACGGTGAGCTCGTCGACATTGGCCGTGTGCAGCAGTGTTGCAAAGGTGTGACGGCACCAGTGTGGCGTCGCGTTCGGAATGCCGATTTTTTTCATCAGTGCGGAAAAATAGGCACGGTAACGGTCGGAATCAACGGCAGCACCGTTCTCGTCGCAGATGATCGTGTCACCGTTGCGGGCGAGCCAGCGGTCGAGATAGGGGCGAATCTTCGGGTGAATGGGAACAATGCGGTTTCGCCCGGCCTCGGTCTTCAAGCCGCCTTGCAGGTAGCCGCCATCCTCGGGGTGATAGGAAAAGCGGGTGAGCGTCAAAAACTCGGTAATGCGGAAGCCGGTATAGCAGAGGATCAATACGGTATCGGCCCAGGGCTCGCCGGAGGCAGCGAGCTTTTCGAGGCTCTTGAGCTGCGTATCGGTCAGCGCGCCGCGCGGATTCTTTAGGTCGACGGACGGTACATCAAGATACTGCGAGTAGTCCTTGCCGAGGATATCACGCTCCATCGAGTAAGAGCACAACTGCTTAATCAGAGACGCGACGTTATTGATCGTGCTTTGCGAGCGACCGGCCGCCTCGCGTTCGTCGAGAAGATGTTGCCAGTCATCCAGAGTGATGGAGCGAATTTTTCGATCTGCGTACCGGCTGACGCATTTATTCCACGCGGAATTGTGCGCGGCGATGCTCTTCGGATTCAGTTTGCGATAAGTGCGGGCATTCCAGCCGTCGAAGACCTGCTGCAGGGTAACATTCATGCGGTCGGCGGTGGGGGCCTTGCCTTCGAGGCGGTTGCGGTTATACTCGTCGAGCGCGGCCTGGGCGTCGGCGGCTTTCTCGTGGTAAGAGAGGGCACGCTGGACGATATGCCCGTATTCATCGCGCGCGGAGACGCGGACCATATAGGGGCGGCGGCGATTGCCGGATAGCTTGACGATCGAGCCGCTGCCATTTGCACGTTTCATATAGCAGCACCTCCTTTTGCCGGGAAACATTACAGGTGGAACGGCGGGGCAGAATGGTATATACTGTTCTGCGGCGCCGAATACAATCATCGGGAGCTTCTGAGGGAAAGAGAGGTCACAATGTTTGACCGACTTGATCGAGAGATTCTTGCAAAGTTCCGCGAGCTTACCCCTGAGAATCAGGAAGCTATTCTTGCTTACTTAGTAGAAGTTCTATTTGGGCCAGCAGCATCTTCTTCTGATCGTCGGTAAGCCGGCGAACCAATTCCATCAAGCGCGCTTCCAATGGGGAAAGGCCGTCGACCTTCGGGTCGGCGGTTTTTTCTATCCCGCTGCCGTTAAGCAGATATTCAGGGCTCACCAAAAGGATTGAGGCCAGCGGGGCAAGAACATCCAAGGGCATTTTTTCAATATCGCCATTTTCGTATCTATAAATTGTAGAAGGAGAGCAGCCGAGCTTGTCGGCGACATATTCCGCCGAGAAACCAAGTTGTTTTCGGCGGGACTTCATGCGTTCTCCGGTAGTCATATGCATCACCTCAGGGACTATAATAATCGCAAATTTGCAAAAGCGCAAGTACAAATTTGCGAAAATGCGAAAATAATGCTTGACTTGCGGAAATGCGAGTGGTATAAAAGAAAATAGAAACTCGCATTTATGCAAGAAAGGAGTGCAAAGAATGAAGACTAACGTCAAAGAGTTAGTGGATATGATGAAGTCAAAGGGCATCGGTGTGCCCGAATTGGCTCAGAAAATTGGGGTTGACGCCTCGACGCTGTACAGGAAACTGGGGGCTGGTGGTGAGAAATTCACCATCGGCGAGGTCCATCGTATGATGGAAGCCATTCCGCTGTCGAACGAGGACGCCAACCGCATTTTTTTATCCATTAACTCGCATTATTGCGAGAAAGGAGCGTGAAGGGAATGCAAACTTTGAAGATGGCGACGACGTGGGATGTTTACCACGGGGCAACGCCGGAAATCGAGGCGACGGTGCGCAGCGAGGAAGCCTTTGAGGCGCTGCGACAAGCCATTAAAAAAATGAGCCGCCAGCGGGTCAGGCATGGCGGCTCGAGGATCGAGTATCACATCAGATTAGTCGAGTGAAAGGAGAACACCATGCCAAGACGAGTGACGGCGGACGTGCCGAGCGAGGGCGACATCCTGCGCTATAACAACGTGCCGGTGGAGCTGGCGGCGAAGTTCATCGGGTGGTCGGACGTGACGATCCGATACGCCCTACAGGAAGAGCGCGCGCCGTTCGGCATTGCGGCGCAGAACCCGAAGACGGGCACGTGGGCCTACAACATCAGCCCAGGGCTACTCATCAAATATAAGAACGGAGAGCTGCAAGCCTACAAGCTCAAGGACCTGTCGCAAATGTTGGCCGACCACGCAGAGCGGATCATCGAAACACGCGTGGGCACGGTGAGTCAGGCAATCGGAAAAATTTTAGGAGGATGCACGACATGAAAAAGAATCGCACAAGAGAAGAAAGAGCGCTGCGCTACGCGGCGGCGCTGCTGCGGCTGACGGTGCTGCTGTGGATCGCGGTACTGCTGCTATGCCTGCTGGAGCCGGGGTGCCTGGCGATGGACGCAGCGGCCGCGGCGGCGGAGACCGATCCGACGGTCACGTGGCTGGCGGCGGTGGGCGCCGGATGGCTGACGTGGCGCGGAATGGTGCTTGTCCTGAAGCTGGACGAGCCGGGGAGAAAGAGAACGCGCCGCAGATGATGGACGACAAGCGATTTATCGCACCGCAGACGCGGCCGACGCTGTGCTGGTCGTGCGCGCGGGCGTGCGGCGGCTGCTCGTGGACGGCACGAGACCCGAAGACGCACGCGATCCGCTTCGAGCCCGTGAATGGCTGGGAGGCGGAGAAAACGACGATCAACGGCTCAAAGAGCGAGCACGGCGAGAAGTGCTACCGCTACACGACCGACAGTTATCGCGTCGTGCGCTGCCCGCTGTACGTGCCGGACCGGCGGACGAGAGCCAAAAGCGCCATGCCGGAATGGGCCATGCAGGCCGCGAACGCATGAAAAAGGCGGCTGACCGATGGCACCGGTCAACCGCCGCGAAGAAAAACACACATGAAAGGAGATTTTCTTCCCCGCCATTATAGCATGCGGCGGGGAAGAAGTGCAAGGGAAATGAGCGTGATTCAAGACGCCATTGCCGCCATTGAGGGCCAGCAGCCGAAAGAGCGCTCGGCGGTGTGGATGGTGGGCGAGCAGCTGAAAGATATGGTCCGCGGCAACGAGGCCGCGGCGGCACTGCTGCTGACAGACCTGACGCAGAACAAGGAAATGACACTCGTGGCGGCGGAGAAGAAAATCGCCGAGCGGGCGAAGAAGAACAAGGTCGGCAACTGCGGGTGCGTGACGCCCGCAGAGGCCGAGGACATCCTGCGTGAGTTTTTCGGTCTGCCGGAGCGCGGCACAGCCGCAGCGCCGCAGACGGAGAGGCGCAAGGTCGTGGACCTTGCGGACTTTTTATGAGCCGCCGCACAGACGCCGGATGGGAGAATCTGGCGGACAAGCTGCCGTTTCAGCCATGCGGAGACCTGCAAAACGACGTGCTGGAAGATATCTACGACAACGACATGCTCGGGACAGGGATAATGCTTTACAGCCGTGAGAGCGTGGAGACCGCAAATCCTATTGCGCAGATCATGGACGCGGAAGACTGGGACCGCTGGGAGAAGTCTCGGAAGCGCCGCTGGGGCGCGCGCTGCACCTGCTCAGCCTGCGGAGAAGAGTTTTTTGCGGGCTATGTCAGCGACAGCGGTACGAGTGGCATCGTCCTGCGGCAGGGCGAGGACGGGCAGATTTATGACGGCTACGTCGACAAGGGAGACGACGATGCGCAAATCTTTTTTGACGACGAGACGATCGTTTGCCCACGCTGCTACCAGAGCGTGGTCGTGACGCGGCGGAGTGAGCTGCGGCAGGGGCGCACGCTTCAAGCATTGCAGGCCGAAACGCTGAACATTGACGGATATCTCGCGGTACTCTATTGGATGGTGGCGCGGTATCAGGACAACACGGGAACAGACGTCGCGACGTTCTCGCCGCACGCGGCGCTGATCGTGGACCGCTGCGGCGTGCTGCGGCGCTTCCGCGCGGTGCGCCACAGTAACGAGGCGCGTGACGTAACGTGGACACCCTGCAAGCAGAGCTGCGACCCGATGCAGCAGCCCTATTACTGCCACGGCGCCGTGAACGGACGGCAGGTCGGCGGCTGGGTATGCGACTACGGCCCAGAGCTCGGCGGAACGACGGGCGAGAAGACGGCACTGGACAAATACATCGGCGCGGGCGGAACCTGGCCGGGGGCGTATCTGCACGTCTGGCGCAAGCACCCGCAGGTGGAAAACCTGATGCGGCAGGGGTTCGGCGATGCGGTGACGCAGACCATTGACAACTATCTGAACATGTGCGGCAACTATTCCATGCTGCGCGACGCACCAAATATTCCGTGGGTCGATTGGAGTGAGACGAAGCCGCACCGAATGCTCGGCATGAGCAAGGAAGCCTTCCGCGAGCTGCGCGGGAAGCATTGGAGCGAAGGCACCGCGCGGTGCTGGGCGAGCTACCGAATGCTTGTAAAGAACGCGGACGCGCTGCAATTCGCGCAGGAGGTCGGCAAGCTCGGCCTGAACGACATGGAAAAATTGCTGGGCGCCTATCGGGCCGTCGAGACCGATCTGCACCCGACGCATGTGGTGAAATACCTTGAAAAGCAAAAGCGGCTGAAAGGCGGCGTGCAACTGCTGCTCGATTACCGGCGCGTGCTGCGGGCGCTGTGGCTGGCGGACCAGAACGAAACGCTGTGGCCGCGCGACCTGCAAGCGGCGCACGACCGTGTAATGGAGATGTACGCGGCGCACGAGGGCGTGAAGTACTACTCGGCGGATTTTACGCCGGTCTACATCCGGCTCAAGGCGCTGGAATGGACGGACGGAGAACTCTGCATCCGCATCCCACAGGAGGAGCGGGAGCTCATCGACGAAGGGAAGACGCTGCGGCACTGCGTGGGTACCTACGGCAGGACGCATTGCAGCGGCAAGCCGATCTTCTTCGTGCGGCACTACCGCAGACCGGAGAGAAGCTACTACACGCTGAACATCGACCTCACGCGGGCGATGCCGAAGGAGATCCAGCTGCACGGCTATGGCAACGAGCGCCACGGAGAGCGCAAGCAGTATGAGCACGGCATCCCGAAAAAGGTGCGCGACTTCTGCGACAGATGGGAGCGCGAGGTGCTGACGCCGTGGTTCATGGAGGAACAACGCAAAAAGTTTGCTGAAACGAACAAAGTGGACAAGAAAGCGAGGAAAGGCGCATGAGCGAAGAATTGATGATGAATGCGGCGGGAGAAGAACGCAGCATTACGACCATCACGGATGAGATCATCTTCTATAAGAGCGTCGGCGGACAGGCCGTCATCGAGATCGGCAAGCGGCTGATCGAGGCAAAAGCACAGCTCAAACACGGGGAATGGCTGCCATGGCTGAGCGAAAAAGTGGAGTTTTCGGAGACGAGCGCGCAGCGATTTATGCAGCTTGCGAGGGAGTATGGAAATACCTCACTGGTGGGGGATTTGGGGACCTCGAAAGCCTTGGTATTACTGGCTTTGCCGGCATCTGAGCGAGAGAATTTTGCAAGCGAAAAACACGTTGTCAACGGGGAAGAAAAAAGCGTCGCCGAGATGAGCAAGCGCGAGCTCGAAGAGGCCATCCGGCAGCGTAAGCTCGCCGAGCTGGAACGCGACAAGGCGCGGCGCGAGTTGGACGAACAGCGCAAGGCCAACGAGGAGGCCGCGGCGGAAGCACAGAAGGCGCAGGACGCGGCGGACGCCGCCCGCGCCGAGGTGGAAAACGCGCAGGGAACGGCGCTGGCCGCGCAGGAGCGCGCGGCGGAGCTGGAACGGGAATTGAAAGCGCTGCGCGAGAAGCCCGTGGACGTAGCGGTGCAGACCGTAGACGCGAGCGAGGAACAGATCGCGGCGGCGGTGAAGGAGGCGGAGCTTTCCGCCAAGGAGAAAATCGGCAAGAAGGCCGAGGAGCTGAAAAAGGCCAGAGAGGACCTGGCCCAAGCAAAAGCGGACGCGCAGGCCGCGGTAGAAAAGGCCGAAAAGGCAGAGGACGAGGCGGCGGCGCTGCGCGCTGAGCTGGACAAGGCCAGAAAAAGCGCTGCGGCGATGGACAACAAGGCACTCGCGGAGTTTGCTGTCCTGTTCCGGCAGGCACAGGAGACGGTGAACCGCATGACGGAGATCGTCGACGAGCTGGATGAGGAGAGCCGCCCGAAGATCTACCGCGCGCTGGGCGCGCTGCGGGACATGATCGCCGAAAAGGCAGGTGAGGGCGCGTGAAGCGCAGCGACTATCTGAAACTCTGCGTGAGCGCGGCGATGCTCAGCTACCGCAAGCCGAAGGTGCTGTACGCTGGGATCGAGTATTACCCCGAGGGCTATGAACTGCGATTCGACAAGAGCGGCAAGGCGGTACATAGAGCGATCCTGCGGGACGCGAGCAAGCACAACTGCCTTTTCTACTGCCCGCTGGCAAAGGTGCAGGAGGTGGCGTGCGATGAATAGCATTCAGGCGAGCCAGATCATGGGCGGGAACGGGGCAAAGGCGCGCAAGGCGGCCGACCTGTACCCGACGCCGCCGGAGGTGACGGTGGCGCTGATGCGCTTTCTCAAGCTGCCAGGAGAAACGGTCGTATGGGAACCGGCCCGTGGGCAAGGAGACATGGTGCGAGCGCTGGCGAACTGCGGGATGGCTGTCTACGGCACGGATATCCGCGACGGGATAGACTTCCTGACCGCTCGACAGCCGGGAAACGCGCCTGCGGCTGATTGGATTATCACGAATCCGCCGTTTTCGCTGGCGGACGAGTTTATCCGCCACGCGGCGGAGATTGGCAAGCCGTTTGCGATGCTGCTCAAGGCACAGTATTGGCACGCGGCGAAGCGAGCACAGCTCTTCCGCGAGATTCCGCCGAGCTACGTGCTGCCGCTGACGTGGCGCCCGGACTTCCTCTTCAAGGAACGGAACTGCAAAAAGGGCGCGAGCCCGCTCATGGATGTCATGTGGTGCGTGTGGCTGACGCCGCAGATGCAGGACGTGCAGACAGTATTCAAGCCGCTGATGCGGCCGGAAAAGGAGAAATGAGCATGTTTGTCGGAGAAACGTATAGCTGGGTGCCGACGAGCTGGGAGGGGTCGAACGGGATCGTCTCAGCGCTCGGCAAGAAAGGCGGGGGTACACGGGAGAATCGTGTACATCAACGAAAACCATCGGTATTTTACGGCGGAGGCGAACGTCGGCGGCGTGGTCATCCGTGAGAGTTTCAAATTTTAAGGAGGGTATAGACATGATCAGCTATAAGAACGAGAACGGAAACGTGAAGGAACTGGCGGCCGGAGGGACGATGGGAGACCTGCTCGCCGAATCGGCCTATCTGCTCACGGCAGTCTATGGCATGCTCGCGCGCAGAGACAAAGCGGCGGCGGAGATTTTCAAGGTGAGCATGATGATGGCCGTGGGAGACCCGGAATCGCCGGTATGGAAGAACATTGAACCGGACTGCATCAGCATCGCGCAGCGCGTCAAGCCGAAGGAGGGCAAGAGCGATGACAAGTGACGAGGTTTTGACGGCGCTGCGGTGCTGCGCAAGCGGCAGCTGCGACGGGTGCCCGCTGTGGGATGACGATCCGGAGGACACGACCTGCGCAGACGGCTTGATGGCCGCGGCGGCCGATTTGATCGAATTCCAGCAGCAGGGCCTTGAGGCGCTGACGAAGATGGACGAGGGGCTGAAAAAGCGGGGCGGTACGCTGAAAGAGTTCCTGCGACGCGGAGATGAAGTCGTACAGGGGCACAGAGATCCTGCCGGACCGCCGGGCGATCCTGGTTTTGCGGGCGATATCTTCATCTGCCCGACGTGCAACTCGACGCGCGTCTTCTATAACGCGGAGAAAGACGCCTACATATGCCCGAGCTGCGGGTGGCAGAACAAGGAGGGCTGACGGATGATGGACTACCCTTATTTTTCCTTACGCGATCTGCGCAAGATGGAACGCCTGTTGGCGGTGTCGGACGCGACGTTCGGAAGATATTGCAAACGAACACAGAAGAAGCGGCGCAAGGATGCGCGGCGGAACAGGAGGAAATGATGGTTTCGGACGAGGCATTGAAAAAGCTGCAAGAGCAGATCGCGGCGTGGCCGATGGAACGGCGATTCGTGGTGCAGCAGCTCATTCGGGATTATTTGAGGAACCGGGAAGACCTGCACGCCTATAAGGCGACAGGGCTGACGCCGCGCGGGGTCGAAATCCTCAAGGAAGAAAAGCTCAGCAGCGACGGTATGATCCTGATCGGGCGGCTGATGAGCAAGAAGCTACACGAGATCGGCTGCGAACGCCTGCGCGAGCTGGTCGAGGCCGGCGCGGACGGGCGCGCGATCACGCTGCCATGCAAGCTCGGCGGCGAAGTGGGGGCGCCCGGCTGCGGCAGAACGGTGAAACTGCGCGTCGTCGAGGCGGCGCTGCTTCTGCAAGGCGAGGACGGCGAGGGCTATGAGAAGCTGAGCGACTTCGGCAAGACATTTTTCGCGACGAAAGAAGGAACGGAGGAGGCAAAGCGAAATGAATGGTTTACTTGAAAAGCTGCGGCGGGGCGCGATCAGAGCACTCGGCGGATACGTTGAGCAGGTTCCGCCGCCGAAACCGCAGGACAGGGTGCTCATCAAGGAAGAGCGCTACCGCGTCAGGAAGATCGAGGTGCGGGCGATGCCGTTTGACAACGGGCCGCGCGCAGAGGAGCTTTTGCAGAGGTACAAGAAATACAGCAGCGAGCGGCTGGCAGACATGCTGGCGAAAAAGATGCTGGAAAGCGGGGCAATCACCATCAAGGAAAGACCGGCGGCGGGAAAATTCGGCGGCAGCGAGCTGCGCGCGACGGTTTACGTCGCGTTTCCGCAGAACGACGGAGGATATGTGACATGAAACGACTGACGAGCGAAGAGGTCAGAGTGGACGAGAGCGTGGACCGGTATCTCGGCCCGCTCGCCGACCTTGAAGGCATGAAGCCGAAGCTGCTGAACCTGATTCTGAACGGTCCGGTGCTGAATGGCGTATCGAAGGACGTGCTGCGGCAGATCATTCGGCAGTTATACAGCGCGCTTGCCGCCTATGAGGACACGGGCATAACGGCGGAGGAAATCACGGCGACGGCCTCGCTCCCGATGTTCGTCAAGGTGGCCTCGGCGGCGTTGGGCACCACGCCCGACCACCTGCGCGAGCTGGTTGACGCCGACAAAGAAGGACGCACGGTGACGGTACCGTACTGCAAGAACTGCGAGTACGGGGAGGCTTACGACCGGACGGACGGCAAAAAGGGAATATATTGCCACTGCCCGCGCTCGATTCTCCGTTACGGAAACGGCAGCATTTTCACGCCCGTGCGGGAAAATCTCGATTTTTGCAGTTACGGCAAGCCAAGGGAGGGCTGACGGATGGTGCGGGTATTTTGTGACCGGTGCGGGCGGGTCATTACGGGGATGAGCGCGCACGAGCGTGTGAGCGTGACGGCCAGTGGCGCGGGCGGCGGGGAGATCGCGAAGCTCGACTTCTGCACATACTGCGCGGACTGGGCCATCAACACGCTGATGCGGCGGACGATGGTCGGCGCGGGCGAGAAAAAAGGCGCAAAGGCGGACAAGCCTGCGCCCATCGCGCCGCCGAAGAGCGAAAAGGACGGCCTTGCGTGGACGGCGGGACAGGACAAGCGGCCGGCCGCGGAAGCACAGCCGCCAGAACCGCTCCCGACGCTGAGCGTCAAGGGCTACGGCGCGGCGGAGAAACGGAAAATCTTCGACGCGCTGGTGCGCTACAAGGTGCGGACCGGTCTGGGGTGGACGGAGCGTGTGAGCACGGCCTGCGGCGGGGACGTGAGCCGCGAGACGCTGCGCGCGATCGTCGTGGACGGGCTGATGGTCGACATCCACGTGTGGCGCGTCACTGAGCGGGGGCTCAGCGACTTGGGCGCAATGGAGAAAAAGGCATGAAGGTGACGTTTATTTTACAGGCCGACGTGCCGGAGAGCGCTGTTCAGGGCATCAAGGAGCGCGCGGCGATGGACCTTGAGCGCTACGGCGACGTGAAGGTCGTGAAGATCCTCGTCGAGAAGCCGCGCGAGCACGAGCAGTTACATCTTTAATCACGCCTGCGGGCGAAAAAGAAAGGAAACAGAACCATGAAACAGTACATCGGAACAAAACTTATCGAAGCGGAAAAGGCGTATCGCGTGGACGGCAAGGTCGTTACGCTCGCGGAGAACAAAGTACCGTGCGGATACAAGGTTGAGCGCGGCTACAAGGTGCGCTATGCGGACGGGTACGAGAGCTTCAGCCCGGCGGAGGTCTTCGAGCGCGCGTATCTGCCGCTCGAGGTGAACGGCGAGCTCAAGACTGAGGCGCCGAGCATCAACGCGGAGATGGTCGAGCGATTCATCGACCATCATGAGACCGTGACGATGGGCGGCAAAACGACCGTTGTGCACGCGGTGCTGAAAAATGGCTTCGAGATCGTGGAGAGCGCGAGCTGCGTGAGCGCGGAGAACTACGACGAGAAGCTGGGGGAGGAAATCTGCATGGAACGGATCAGAAATAAGATTTGGGAGCTGCTGGCCTTCCTGCTGCAAACGGCGGTCGGCGGCGTGAACGGCGAGGCCGCGGCGGAGAATTGCTGCTGCGATAAAGACTGCGAGCGTTCCTGCTGCGACGAGGAGACTGCGGCGGACGAACCGGCCGCGCCGAAGCTGCCGATGGTGCGCTTGTTTATCTCGCAGCCGATGCGCGGCAAGAGCGACGAGGAGATCGAGCGCGAGCGCGAGGATTTGATCGCAATTGCAAAGGCCGTGTACGCAGAGCGCGGCGAGGTCGAGGTCATCGACAGCTTTTTCAAGGGCGGGCTCGTTGTTCCGGCCGGTGCAAAAGCGCCGCTTTACTATCTGAGCAAGTCACTCGAGCTGCTGGCGACGGCGGATGTGGCGATCTTTGCCAAAGACTGGCGGGAGGCGCGAGGCTGCCGCATCGAGCACGAGTGCGCGGACGGGTACGGCGTTGCAAGGATCGAGCCTCCTGAGGAGGGCTGAGCGATGCAGAAGATCAACATTAAGAAGTACACGAAGGAGCAGATGCTCAAGATGCTCGAGGAAGCGGCGGAAAAGCAGGAAGCGGCGGAAGCCGAGGCGTCGGCACATTTTAAGGACGGCGTAAAACTGGCCGAGGAAAATGAAAAGCTGCGCGGAGAGATCGGCGCGCTGACGGAAAAGCTCGAGGAGAATGAAAAGGCGCTCGAGGCGCACGGCGAGGACATGAAGGCCATCGAGAAGGCAAAGAACGAAAGCCGCGAGCTGGCAAAGCAGCTCGGCGAGCGAATGGTGGAGCTCAAGGCCGCGGAAGAGAACGCGCGCGCGACTGCGGTAGAGATGAACAGCGTCAGGGCGCAGCTGAGCGAGGCGGAGACGCACGCGAAGCGCAAGGAAGAGCTGCTGTGCGGGGCGCTGCACACGATCAAGACCGAGAGAAGCATCAAGGAGGACTATCACAAGAGCCTCAAGTGGTGCATGGCGCATCCGTGGCGCAACGTGTGGCGCTGCATGAAAGAGTATTTCCGCTTCTGACGAACAAAGAGCGGGAGAGGAGGAGAGAGAGCGATGTTCCGATACAAAAAGAGCGTGCCGGTGAGCTATGAGAGGCAGGGATACATCTATTTTTCATCGCTGCTGTATCGAGAGATGCCGGAGAAGGCGCAGCGGAAGATCCTCAACCTGTGTATGGAGTGCGGCGGCGGGGACTACTACCGGGCACTTTTCGAATTCGTGACGACGGACGCGAACGCGACGTACATCTGCATGAAGCACAGCCTCTCCCGCTCGACGCTCGAGCGGATCGTGCGGAAGTATTACGAAGGTTTCCCACGGAGACTGTGACAGGGCTTCGGCCCTGTGTGCGCTGCCGCCGAAAGGGCGCGGCGGCGCACAGAAGGCCGAACACACATTAAATAGATTAACGATAACGCGCGCGTGCGCGTTATCGGGGTTCCTTGAGCGCTGAGTTTAGAACCATCTTCCCCAAATGGCGAAAATGGCGATGGAGGGCGAAAGCATGACAGAGGGCTACTGGGTCATCCGAACGTACACGGCGGGCGCCGTGGGCGAAAAAATCAAATATTGGGTGCCGGGCGAGAAGCCGACGCGATCGCAGCGAAAGCTCAAAAGCGACATCAAGCAGCAGCAGCGGAATGAAGCGAACGCGGAAAAGCATCTGGCTCGATTGCTGAATGAAAATTTCAGCTGCGTAGATCACCTGATGCGCCTGAGCTATACGGACGAAGCCTTTGCAAAGCTCGGCGGCGGGACGGAGGACCCCGAAACGATCTGGAAGAATGCGAACCGGCAGCTCAAGCTATGGCTGAGAAGAACGAGGCGCGCCTGCAAAGCGGCAGGGGTGCCGTTCCGCTATGTGCCAGTGACGGCAGATTTGGACGGCAAGACGGGCGAATATGTGCGCGTGCATCATCACGTGGTCGTCAACGCGGAGGCGATGGAGATCGCGCGCAGCAAGTGGACGGCGGGCGGGACGCACTGCGAGCACCTGTATGATGAGGTGGATTACCTCGGCCTTGCGCACTATCTGCTCGTTCAGGTGCGCTACGTGCCGGACGAGAAAAAATACTGCCCGAGCCGTAACCTGACGCTGCCGCAGCCGAAAGATCGCGCGGCGCTGTCGGGCGCTGAATTGAGCGTGCCGCGCGGCGGGCAGCTGCTATTCCGTGCCGGATGGGCGCCAGGCATGCCGCAGTACATACGCTACATTCTGCCAGAGGTGGGCAAGATCAGAAAAGAACGCTCATCGAGAGCGAAACGGGAATAACAAAACAGAAAACGCAACACGACGACGCGCGCGGGGGAGCCTGGGCGCGCTGCGTGCATGCTCTCGCGCGTGCGCGCGCGAGGAAATGCCGCAAGCCCTGATATGACAAGGGTTTGCGGCTCTTTTTTGCCCTCAAAAAGTTGACGGTTCGCGACCTGTTGCATTTGCTACACTTTTTGAAAACAAGGCAAGCGCGCCGAGGGGAGGGGTGCGGATGGCGCGGCAGAAGAAATACACGGCGGCAACGCTGGGCAAGGCCTGCGAGCGCTATTTCGCAGCGATCACGCGGCGCGTGAAGGTCACGGAAATGGTGGACAGCGGCAAGCGCGACGACAAGGGCCATGTGATCCTCATCCCCGTGCCGGTGAAAAACACGCTGGGCGAAGAGGTCGAGGTGACGGAGTACATCATCCCGCCGAGCATGCACGAGCTGTGTGCCTTTCTTCGCATCGACCGGGCGACGTGGAGCCGGTACATGGGCGAGAGCGAGGGATTCGCGGCCGTCGGCGAGCGGGTGCGCGAGCGCATGAAGGCCTGGAACGAGCACGAGATGCTGACGCGGCCGGGCAAGGACCTGAAAGGAATCCTCTTCAACCTGACGAACAACTACGGCTACAGCGAGAAGAAAGAGGTCGAGCTCGGCGAGCGGGCGACAAAGACCGTGACGGCGGCGAGCATCCCGCTCGAGGAGCGGCAAGCGATGCTGCGCGAGCTGATGCAGGAGTTTGAGCACGATGGCGACGAAGACGCGGACCTATGAGCGAGAGCTTGAGGTGGCGCTGTGGTGGCGGGACTTCCGCGCGACGAACAACGCGCACTTCCTGCCGCTGCTGTTCGACCGGCACCGCTACCTTGTCCTGAAGGGCGGCGGCGGCAGCGGCAAGTCGATCTTCGCGGGGCGCAAGGTGCTCGAGCGCGTGACAAGCGAGCCGGGGCACCGCTGGCTGGTGTGCCGCAAGGTAGCGCGGACGCTGCGCGAGAGCTGCTTTGAGCAGCTGCGCGGGCAGATATCCGACTTCTACCCCGAGAGCGGGGCAAAGGTCAACAAGAGTGACATGAGCATTTCGTTTGCGAACGGCAGCAAGATCCTCTTCGCGGGCCTCGACGACGTGGAAAAGCTCAAGTCGATCTACGACATTACGGGCATCTGGATCGAGGAAGCGAGCGAGCTGGAGCAGGGGGACTTCGACCAGCTGGACATCCGACTGCGCACAGACTTCCCCTATTACCTGCAAATGATCCTGACCTTTAACCCGATCAGCATCACACATTGGCTGAAAAAGCGGTTTTTCGACCGCAAGGACCCGCGCGCGACGGTGCACGAGAGCACGTATCTCGACAACCGCTTTCTGACGGCGGAGGCCATCACGACGCTCGAAGCCTTCAAAGAGACGGACGAGTACTACTACCAGGTCTATTGTCTCGGCCAGTGGGGCGTGACGGGCAAGACGGTGTTCGACGCGAAAAAGGTGAGCGAGCGGCTGCTCATCGTCGAGCGGGCGAAGAAGCCGAGGCGCGGCTACTTCGAAAACGTCGTCAAGGAAGACGGCGTACACCTCGAGAGCTGGGCGTGGGTGGACGATCCGGACGGCGCGGTGACGATCTACGAAGATGTCGTCCCCGGCCGGCCGTATGTCATCGGCGGCGACACGGCGGGCGACGGCAGCGACTACTTCGTCGGGCAGGTGCTCGACAACATCACGGGCAAGCAGGTCTGCACGCTGCGCCACCAGTACGACGAGGACACGTATGCGCGGCAGATGTACTGCCTCGGCAAGTACTACAACGACGCGCTGCTCGCCATCGAGACGAACTTCTCGACGTACCCGACGAAGCTGCTTGACCTGATGGGCTACCGCAACCTGTATGTGCGTGAGGTGGAGGACGACTTCACAGGCAAGATCAAGCACGCCTTCGGCTTCCAGACGAACCGGCTGACGCGGCCGGTGATCCTGTCTGAGCTCATCCGCATTCTGCGCGAGAGCATGAGCACGGTGAACGACCGCGACACGCTGCTCGAGATGCTGACATTCGTGCGGCGGGAGAAAGACTTGCAGGGCGAGGCCGAGCCGGGCGCGCACGACGACTGCGTGATGGCGCTGGCGATCGCGCATTACGCGCGGCCGCAGCAGACGATGGAAATTAAGACCGCCGGCAGCGCGAAGAAAACGCGCTGGACGGCGGACATGTGGGAGGACTACAACAGCGCGAGCGAGACCGAGCGGGCAGAAATGCTGGCGCTCTGGGGCGAGCCGCGATGAGAGGGAGAAAAGACATGGAAGAAAAAGAAAAGACAAGAGCGATCAGCGAGGAGCTGCGCGAGTGGCAGGCGAGGCTCAATGAGAGCGACGCCAAGTGGTCGAAAGAAGTCGAAAAAATGAACGAGCGTGAGGCGGTCTACAACGGGGACCGCACGATGCAGCCGCTCGTCCCCGGCGACACGCACCGCGACGGCACGCTGAAAAAGACAAGCCACGTGCGCAACATCACGTTCGAGAACATCGAAAGCCAGGTATCAAGCAGCATCCCGCAGCCGAAGGTGACACCGCGGCGCAAGAAGGACGAGCACCTGGCCGACGTGATCGAGCACTTTCTGCGCAACGAGCTCGACCGGCTCCCGTTTGAGGCGCTGAACGATCTGGCCGAGCGTACGGTGCCCATTCAGGGCGGCGTGGGCTTTTTGGTTGAGTGGGACAACACGAAGCGCACGAGCACGACCGTCGGCGAGGTGAACGTGACGCTCATCCACCCGCAGCAGTTCGCGCCGCAGCCGAACGTCTACACGGGCATTGCCGACATGGATTATTTCATCGTCAAGGTGCCGACGACGAAGGGCTACGTCGAGCGCCGCTACGGCGTGCTGCTTGAAAACGAGGGTGAGAGCGAGCCGGATGTCCGCGGCGGCGACGGCTCGACGAGCGACCGCAACCTGACGCTTTACATCGGCTACAAGCTCAACGAGCGCGGCGGCATCGACCGCTACACGTGGGTGAACGACACGGAGCTCGAAAACCTCAAGGACTATCAGGCACGCAGGCAGCCGGTGTGCAAGAGCTGCGGCAAGGTAAAGCCGCTGCCGGGGCAGGAGGTAAACGGCGCGCCCTACTCAGGCGGCGCGTGCCCGTGGTGCGGCGGCAAGGACTGGGAGAGCAAGACACAGGACTTCGAAGAGCTCTATGCGCCGGTACAGCGCAGCGACGGCACGTTTGTCGGCGGGATGCAGGAGACGCTCGACGAAAACGGCCTGCCGATTCAGGCGCCGGTGCGCATCCCGTATTACCGGCCGGACCGCTACCCGATCATCTTGCAGCGCAGCGTGAGCGTGTTCGGTCAGCTGCTCGGAAACAGCGACGTTGACATGATCCGCGACCAGCAGAACACGAGCAACCGCATCGAGCAGAAGATCATCGACCGACTGATGAAGGCGGGCACGCGCATCACGCTCCCCGACCGGGCGGACCTGCGCACCGATCCCGAGGATGGCGAGCGCTGGTACATCGGAAAGCCGAGCGACAAAAGCCTCATCGACGTCTACGATTTTTCGGGCAATTTGCAGTACGAGCTCACGTATCTGGCGCAGGTGTACGAAGAGGCGCGGCAGATCATCGGCATCACGGACAGCTTTCAGGGCAGGCAGGACACGACCGCAACGAGCGGCAAGGCCAAGGAATTCTCCGCTGCGCAGGCGGCGGGACGCCTCGAGAGCAAGCGCGTGATGAAAAACGCGGCCTATGCTGAGCTTTTCGAAACGATGTTCAAATTCTGGCTGGCGTACTCGGATGAGCCGCGGCCGGTGACGTATAAGGACAGCACGGGCGAGACGATGTACGAGGAGTTCAACCGCTATGACTTCCTCGAAGAAGGCGAAGACGGCGAGCTGCACTGGAACGATCAGTTCCTTTTCTCGTGCGACACGAGCGCGCCGTTGGCGAGCAACCGCGAGGCGATGTGGCAGGAGACGCGGCAGAACCTTGAGGGCGGGGCCTTCGGCGACCCGACGGACCTTGAAACGCTCATTTTGTTTTGGGCGAAGATGGAGGAGCTGCACTACCCCGGCGCGGCGCAGACGAAAAAGCACCTGGAAGAAAAGGCGCAGCGGCAAGAAGAAATGGCCGCGCAGGCGGCGGCGCAGCAGGCGGCCATGCAGGGCGATATGCCGGACGGCGGCGCTGGCGTGCCGGACGAGCTGGCCGCGGCGATCGACGCGCAGGCACAGCAGGACGCCATGAACGCCGCGAGCGGGCAGGCGGAAGGGCTTTACACGCCGCAGTAAGAAAGGCTAAAGGCGCGAAAGATGACGCGCAGAGCATATGCCCCCGTAAAGGGGACGCCGCATCCGTAAGGCAGCAGAGCTGCCAACGGCTGCGCAGCCGCAGGGCAACAGCGGGAAAATGCCGAATCCGAAGGAAAGGAGGACACGGGCATGAGCGATAAGAGCGGTTACGTCGGCAGAATCAAGAACGGCGGCACGCAGGTCGTGAAAGCGCCGAACCAGCAGACCGACGCGAAGAAGGGCGTTATTCATACCGGCTCCGATTTGAGAACCGGCAAGAAGTAAGGCAAGCGGAAGCGCTTTACATGATTACCCCCCGCAAGGGGACGTCGCACGCGCAAGGCGGCGGCTATTCGCAGGGCGATAGCGGGAACATGCCAGAGAGGGAGAGAACATGGAATTCACGGAAAAAGACGTCTTTGAAGCGATGGGCCTGACGGTGCCGCCTGACGAGGCAGGCACGCAGCAGGAGCCCACAGGCGCAAACGAGCCGGGCGCCGCTGCCCCGGCCGCAGAAGAGACCAACGGCGCGCCGGAGGGCGGCGATACCGGCACGACGGGCGGCGAGGGCGCAGAGGGCGCCGCAACCGCTCCCGAGGGCCAGGACGGCGCGGAAGGCACAGAAGACAACAACGATGCGGAGGGCGCGAAGAAGGAGCAGACCCCCGACGAGCGCAGAGCTCATGCGGCGGCGCGGCGCAGAGCCGAGCAGCAGGCCGCGGTGGACGCGGCGCTCAAGGCGCAGAGCGAGAAGATGGCCGCGGAGTGGAAGGCCTTTTTCGAAAGTGCGGGGCTCAAGAACACGATCACGGGCGAGCCCATCGCGACGAAGGAGCAGTTTGACGAATGGTCGAAGTCCTTCAAGCAGCAGAAGCTCGAAAGCGACCTCAAGGCCGGGAAGCTGACGCAGGAATCTCTCAATGAGGCGATCAGCGAGAATCCCGTCGTCAAGCGGGCAGCGGAGATCGTGGCGGCGCATGAGCGCGAGCAGGCCGCGGTGGAGCAGGAGAAAATGCAGCGCGCCATCGACGAGCAGATCAAGAAGATCCACGCGCTCGAGCCCGAGGTGAACGGCGTGGAGGATCTTTTGAAGCTGCCGGAGAGCGAGGAATTCTACGCGCGCGTGAAGAGCGGCATGTCGTTTTACGACGCCTACCTCATCTCGACGCACGAGCGGCGCGAGAAGGCGCTGGCCGAGGCGGCGAGAGCGCAGGCCTTGACGGGTCAGAGGGGCAAGGACCACCTGACCGGCGCGGCGGCATCCCGCGGCGCGGGCGGCAAGGTCGTGACGAGCGAGGAGCTGGCGAGCTTCCGCATCTTCAATCCCACGGCGACGGACGAGGAGATCCGCACGTGGATCGAGAAGAACAGAAATTAACAAGACAAGGAGGAACGCAATGTTTATTCCCATCAAATCGACGGACGGGGCAATGACCCCGTTTGAGCACATCGAAGCGGCGGCGGGCACGTATCAGGTCGGCCAGCTGCTGAACGTATCGGACGGCAAGCTGGCGGCGGTCGCTGCCGACCAGGCGACCACGCCGCCCTATGTGTGCATGCAGAGCGGCACGGTGGCCGCGGGCGAGCTGCTGGCGGTGACGCGCGTGCAGGGCAAGTACACCTTTGAAACCGAGCTCGCGGCGGCCGCAGCGGCCGTGAAGGTCGGCACCAAGATCCAGGTGGCGAGCGGCGGCCTCAAGGCAAAGTACGTCACAGGCGCATCGGACGCAGCGGCGCCCGGCACGTTCGAGGTCGTGAGCCTTGAGGGCACGGCAGCGGGCAGCATGATCCGCGGCCGCTTTGTCTAAGGAAAACGGAAGAGAGGAGAGAAAGTAAGCAATGAAAATCATTTTTCGGGATCGAGCAACGTGAACAACAGCGTTTACGGCAACTGCCAGGCGCCGATCAAGATGTTCCTTGAAAAGCGCGGCGAGGAATTTGAGCAGAACAGCGTGCTCAAGAACCTGTTCCTGATGGGATCTTCCAAGAACTACGGCGACGTGATGACCACGCTGACGGCCATGAGCGGCTTTGAGCCCGTGGGCGAGAACGGCGCTTATCCGCTGGACGGCATGCAGGAGGGCTACCAGAAGTTCCTCAAGTACCAGACGTGGAAGGATTCTTTCAGCGTGTCCAAGGAGATGATCGAGGACGGCAAGCTGCTCGACATGCGCAAGCAGCCTGCGGCCTTTATGACCTCTTACAAGCGCACGCGCGAGCTCTTCGGCGCGGCGCTGTACGGCGCGGCCATGATGGGCAACGGCAGCGTGACCTTTAAGGGTGTCAAGTTCGACCTGACGGGCGCGGACGGCAGCAACCTGTTCGCCAAGGAGCACGTGCCCAAGGTGAGCGGCGACAAGCAGTGCAACTGCTTCAAGGATGCGTTCAGCGTGGACACGCTGGGCAAGCTCGAGACCAAGATGCACCTGTTCCGCGGCGATAACGACGAGATCCTTGACGTGGCCCCCGACACGATCCTGATCCCCGAGAACGCCGACCTCAAAAAGGCGGTATTCGCGGCCATCGGCGCGGACAAGGACCCCGTGAGCGCGAACAACGCCTTCAACTATCAGTACGGCCGCTGGAACGTCATCGTGTGGCCGTATCTGAACCACTACATCACAAACGGCGTTTCCCCGTGGGTGCTGCTGGACAGCAAGTACAACGAGACCTACGGCGGCGCGGTGTGGAATGACCGCATCCAGCTTGAGGCGCGCTCCACCATCGACGAGAACACCGACGCGAACGTCTGGCGCGGCCGCAGCCGCTTCAATGCGTGCTTCAACGACTGGCGCTTTGCCGCCATCGGCGGTATCGCGGCGGGCAACTCGCTCTAAGGCAATAACCCCAAGGCGGGCGTGGGACAAGACCCGCGCCCGCCTTTATCCATCATTGAGAGAGGAGAGAAGAACATGACGCCGAGAAAAGCGATGCAGCACGCCGACACGGCGAAGCCGAACGCCTTTCCCGAAGAGGAAAAATTCGAATGGCTCAAGGCGCTTGAGGGCAGGATCGCGGCGGACGTGCTGCTGGCGACGCCGGAAGAGCTCGAGCAGATCATGGCGACCGGCTATCCGGACAGCATGGACGAAGAGCTGCTGGTAAAGGCCCCGCACGATGAGCTGTACGTGCTGTACCTCAAGGCGAAGATCGATGCGGAGAACGGCGAGTACAGCCGCTATGCCGATTCGAGCCAGCTCTATAACGAGGCCTACGGCAACTTTGCCCGCTATTGGGGCAGGACGCATGAACCGGCGCAGGGCTACGAGAGGGGGTACGAGATCGTATGAGAGAGATCGAAGTGCGTGAGCTGCCGTATCTGCCGCTGGGCCATCAGGGCGAGAACGAGGCGCAGAGGATCGTCTGGCGCGGCCTTGCGGACAGTTGGGCGCGGCTGTACGGCGAGGGCGTCTTTACGCTGACGGTGCTGCGTGAGGGTGACAGCGCGCCGTATCCCGCGAGCCTTAAGAGCGAGAACGGTGACGTGATCTGGACGCTGAGCAGCGCCGACACCGCAAAGGCGGGCGAGGGCATGGCCGAGCTCACCTACACCGTGGGCGGCGCGATCGCCAAGAGCCGGACGTGGCGCACGGTGGTTGAGCCGTCGCTGAGCGCAAACGGCACGACCAAGCCGCCTCCGGCCTACCAAAGCTGGGTAGATGAGGTTTTGCAGGCGGCGGCGGATGCGGAGACGGCGGTTTCCAAGATGCCATACGTCGACGAGGCCGCGGGCAACTGGTTCAAGTGGGACGCTACGGCGGGCGCTTTTGCCGACACGGGCGTCGCCGCGACCGGGCCGCAGGGAGAGCAGGGACCCAAGGGAGATACTGGCGCGCAGGGACCCAAGGGCGAAACCGGTGCAACCGGCCCCAAAGGAGACACGGGCGATCCCGGCGAAACCGGCCCGCGAGGCCCTGCCGGGGCGGATGGAGCCAAGGGCGCAGACGGCGCCGCCGGTAAGGACGGCGTGACGTTCACGCCGAGTATGAGCGACGACGGCGACCTGTCGTGGACGAACGACGGCGGCAAGGCGAATCCGCAGACCGTGAACCTCAAGGGCCCGAAGGGCGACAAGGGCGATGCCTTTACCTATTCCGACTTTACGGCGGCACAGCTTGCCGCGCTGAAAGGCGACAAGGGAGATACCGGCCCAGAAGGTCCAAGGGGGCTGCAGGGCGAGACTGGTCCGCAAGGTGAAACCGGTCCGCAAGGCCTGACGGGCCCCCAAGGCAAGACGGGTCCGCAAGGAGAGACGGGTCCGCAAGGCGAGACGGGCCCCGTAGGCCCCAAGGGGGAGACCGGCAGCGGCTTCAAGGTGCTGGGCTATTACGGCACGAAGGCTGCGCTGGACGCCGCGCAGAAAGCGACCGCAGCGGCGGGCGATGCCTACGGCGTGGGCACGGCGGAGCCCTACGACATCTACATTTTCGACGGCATTACCGGCGAGTTCATCAACAACGGCCCCTTGCAGGGCGCGAAAGGCAACACGGGCGAGCGCGGCCCGCAGGGCATTCAGGGCCCGAAGGGAGACCCCGGCAAGGACGGTGCCAAGGGTGCGGACGGTCTGCCCGGGAAAGACGGCGCAGACGGCGCGCCGGGGAAGGACGGGACGAACGGGCGCGACGGCGTGACGTTTACGCCCGCGATAAACGCGGCGGGAGACCTCTCGTGGTCGAACGACGGCGGCAAGGCGAATCCTGAGACCGTGAATCTCAAAGGCCCGAAGGGTGACACGGGCACACGGGGGCCCGCCGGTGCTGACGGCGCGAAGGGAGACACCGGCCCCGAGGGGCCAAGGGGGCTGCAGGGAGAACAGGGCCCGCAGGGACAGACCGGCCCGCAAGGCGAAACCGGCCCGCGAGGCCCTGCCGGGGCGGATGGTGCGAAGGGCGCGGACGGCGCAAAAGGCGCGACCTTTACCCCTGCTGTGTCCGCGGCGGGAGACCTGAGCTGGACGAACGACGGCGGGCTTGCGAATCCCGCGACGGTCAACATCAAAGGCCCCAAGGGAGACCAGGGCGAAAAGGGCAAGCAGGGCGAGAAAGGCGAGACCGGTGCGACCGGCCCGCAGGGCCCCGCAGGCCCCGTCAATGTCCCCTCCACCACCGCCCTCCTCAAGGGCAACGGCTCGGGCGGCATCGTGGCGGCAACGCGCGGCAGCGACTACATCGCATCCGGTAACATCGTCAAGCAGACACTGGTGAACGTTGAGACCACGCCGACCGAGAACTACGCCATCAACTGGCTGTACGGCTAAGGAGGCGCAGAGATGGAGATTTACATCAAAGATGAGCACGGCGAGAAGCACAGAATCAAGGCTGTGTACGTTTTCAAGGACGGTGCGCCTGTGTACATCAAGGAAGGTACGCCGCTGCATTACGCCGTGACCGAGTACGCACGGCTGCGTGGGCTGTCTGTGGAGGCGCGGAGATGGCAAATGTAAAACTCGGCACTAAGGCTGTCGGCAGCATCGTCAAGCTGAAAGTCAACGGCGCGGCGAAAGAGTTCATTGTCGTGCATCAGGGAAAGCCGAGCAGCATGTATGATGCAAGCTGCGACGGGACGTGGTTGCTGATGAAGGACATCTTCGAGGCCACCCGATGGCACAGCTCGGATGTGAACAATCTGGAGAACAGCACCATCCACAGCATACTGAACAGCACGCTCTTGAACGCGTTTGAGAGCAACATCAGGGACGCAATCAAGCAGGTGAAGATTCCGTATCGCAAGAACGGCGGTTCCAGTGGCTCGGATCAGAGTGGTGCTAACGGCCTGCTCTGCAAGATTTTCCTGCTGTCCGGCTACGAGATTGGCTTCACGACCAGCGATAACTCCTACTTCCCGGTAGACGGTGCGAAGCTGTCCTACTTCGAGGCCGGAACCGGTTCGTCTGCGCTGAACAAGCGCATTGCGTACTGGAACGGCTCGGCCGACTACTGGTGGCTCCGCTCCCCGGTCACCTACAGCACCAGCTTGGTGTGGCTCGTCAACTACGACGGCGTCTGCGAGACCAACAAAGCATCCAACTCAGCTGGCATCCGCCCCGCGCTCATTCTTCCGCCCGACATGGAAGTCGACAGCTCCGGCAATGTCACGCCACCCCCTCCCGCTACACACAAGACCCTCGTCAATGGCACAGCCTATGAAATTAAGGGCGGCAAGTGCATGGTCAACGGCACGGTGTACAACATCCTCAAGGGCAGGACGCTCATCGGCGGGACAGGGTATGATATCAACTTTGAGCCGGATGTGAGCTTGACGTGGTACTTCAATCAGACACTTTCAATCCCTGTTTCTACTACGTCAACCACGTTTAGCACACGCGCACACTACGAAGGAGGCTCCAAAACAATTACAGGAATCCAAATAATAAACAGGGGGGACAATCCCAACATGTCATATTTGGGAAGCGGTTTTGCCTCCACTGCATGGGACCAGCGTCGCGGGTGGCGCGACACAGCATACCGCACCATTACTTTCGACGAAGCCCCCTCGGGCGATCTTCTGGCGTGGCTGCAAGAGAACGCCACGCCGCAATAGAAAGGAGCACACATGAGTATCCACATCAAAGTCAACAACACGGAATACCCCGCTACGGTCAACGGCAACCGTACTGACCGCTCGTGGGACGGACGTGACACCAAAACCATCTACCTCACCATGTCCCACGACGCCGTGGCGGCACTGCTGCCCGACAATACGCCGTGGAGCATCGTGCAGCGCGATATGGTGGACGTGCTGGACGAGCAGGGGAAGCCCACGGGCGAGACCAAGGAAATCGTCAATGAGTACGACAACAGCGAGTACAGTCTTGCGGGCGACATCACCGACCACCGCGACGGCACGGTATCCATTAAGATGGGCAAGCCCACGGAAACCGAGAGCGCCAAAGCGACTGTTACCGCCCTTGCGGGTGAGCCGGTCACGTATGCCCGCGCGATGAAGCTGCGGCCCATCATCGAGCAGGCGGCGGTCAGCCTGAGCGACGGCGAGGCGGCAAGCGTGCCGGAACTCATCACAGCATGGGCGTACCCCGTTGCTTACGCCGAGGGCGACCGCAGGAGTTACGGCGGCAAGGTATACAAGGTACGCCCCGGTCAGACGCATACCTCGCAGGCCGACTGGACGCCGGACAAGACCCCGGCCCTCTGGGCGGTCATCGACGCCGAGCACGCAGGCACGCAGGATGACCCCATCCCCGCAGCGCGCGGCATGGAGTACGAGTATGGCAAGTATTACCTCGACAGCGAGGACGGCAAGACGTACAAGTGCGAGCGTATCGGAGAGCAGTCCGGCAACAAAATCACTCTTCAGTATCTTCCTCACGAGCTGGTGGGACAGTATTTCACGGAGGTCTAATGTATGAAAATGCTGAAAGCTATCCGTGACGCGGACGCGCTGCGGCCTAACAAATTGAGCACGCCGCGCAAGGCGGAAATTCTCATGGTGCTTGAGCACCGAATCGCCGAGATGATGGGGGAGGAAGCCCCCGTTCTCAAGGTGAGCGTGGAGGATGACACAGCAAGCGTCGATGATATGGAATTGCTGCTGCCGGACGGGCACAACGAGTGTTACCACCTATATCTGGCAGCGCAGCTCGACGCCTACAATCAGGACAGCGCGCTCTATGCCAACGACCACGCCATTGCCAACGATGCGGTGGCCGATGCTATGGCATGGTGGCGGCGCGAAAACCGCAAAGAAAGCAAGGGCAACTGGAAGGTGTGATGACAAGTGCCGACGACATTTCAGCTGGTGGAGACGACCTTCCCGAACGGCGAAGGCAAAGACACGCAGGAGCAGATCAACGGGGTCTATGACTACCTTTTCGTGCTTCTGGAACAGCTTCGGTATACGCTCTTCAATCTGGACGGGAGCAACATCAACCAGAATGCACTGAGCGAGTTTATCAAGAATATTTCCGAGCCGATCTACGCCAAGATCGAGGATACGGACAAGAATGTGAACGAGTTGTCTATCACGGCAAAAGGCCTTGCGGGACGCATCAGCGACGCAGAGGGGAATATCACGCAGCTCGGCGTGACGGCGCAGGGCTTGCAGGCGAGCATTTCGAGCCTTGACGGCAGCGTGACGAACCTGACGGCGGATGTCAACGGACTGCGCACGCAGGTGAGCGGGAAGATCGACGGCACGGCGGCGCAGACGCTCATCGACCAGAACTTGAATCAGATCACGTTGGCGGCAACGAGCGGCAGCAACGGCACAGTCTTTGCGCTGAACAAAAACGGCGTGCAGATCGCGAGCACGGGGACCATCGATCTACACGTCAAGGCAGTCAACATCGACGGCACGCTGACGGCGGGTGCGCTGCGCGGCGGGAGCGTGAGCCTGCTGGCCGGAGATACCCCTGTCGGCAGCATGGATCTTGCCTACACGGGCACGGGGCAGGTCGGCGTCGGTCTGACGGCGACCTATGGTGGCATGAAGATGCACGCAGCGGGAAATATCTTTCTTGAATCCGAGCTGGGGCCGTTTGCATTGATCGGAAAAGACGATGCCAGCGACTACCCTGTCGTCTCGCTCGGCGGCGGCTATCTGGTACTGAGCGGCAACTACATGTTCGGCGCTTCGCCGCCAAGTGCCGCGCCGTATGGTACGGTGTTTTTCCTTGAGGAGTGAGAGATGGCGAGCTTTTATTGTACGCTGTCACCGGTCGACGGAGACGGGACACAGCTCAGCGTCTACGCACGGTTTACTGGCGGCGCGTCGGATTACACGTATAAGCGCTCAATCGACATCCGCATCACGGGCATCGGGACGTTCTCGTTCGATTCGAGCGAGGTCGGCGGTGGGACGAGCACCTTTGTCGGCACGATAACAGGGCTATCGCCGGGGACGACATACGAATGGATATGCAACATGTACTACTGGGGCGGATCGTGGATCGTCTCAGATTACAGCGATTCCGGCACGGCAACGACGTACAGCGGCGGCGGCAGCGGAGGCAGCGCGAAGGCGGTCATCAACGTCGGGACGTATTATAACCCAAACTGGAAGAGATACCGTGCGATCGTCAACATTGGGACGTATTACAACACAAATTGGCTATCGGTTCGACCGGTCAACAATTACGGGAGCTATTCGCAACCCAATTGGAGGTAAAGAGCATGAATGAAAAGATCAAGCAGGAAGCGGCGCACGCGATGCGCCTGATCGGCATTTTGAACGTCAACGGTGATGCCGTCGACGTGGTGGCAGCGGTGCGCCAGTCGCTTCGCAATATCGTGACGATCTGCGATGCGACAGAAGCCCCGGTGGGCGAGGAAGGCGATACGCAGGGCGAAGCAAGGGGAGCGGTGAAAGATGAGACTGCCTGAGATCACGGCATATACGAACCGGCGCGTGCAGCAGGAGAAATTCGGCGGCATCAACCACACATTCGGCGCGGCGGGCGGCGAGCTCTACGACATGAAGAACCTGTCGGCGCGATACTTCCCGCTTCTTGCTCCCCGTGCGCGGCGCTATACCGTCCGCAAGGGTATGGGCAAGGCAAACGGCATTTTCAGCGCAGGCAAACTCTACGAGGTATACGGAACGAAGCTCTACATCAACGGCGAAGAGAAGACGATAGTCGCAGATAGCGAAAAGACTTTCTGTGCACTTGGCGAGCGCGTGCTCATCTTCCCCGACAAGATCGTGTGCGAAAAGGACGGCACGATCAAGCCGATGGAGGCGAGCTACGCCGCGGCGGGGCTGAAATTCGGGAATGGCACGTATGCTGACGAAAAGGCGGCAGCAAACAGCATCACGACGACCGGCGCGGCGTTCCCGTTCAACGTGGGCGACGCCGTGACGATCTCGGGCTGCACAAAGGAGACCTACAACAACCGCACACCCATCATCCGGGAGATCAGCGAGGACAAAAAGACGCTGCGCTTTTATGAAAACACCTTCCGCCTGCCCGACGGGCAGGAAAGCATCACGGAGCCTGGAACAGTCACGCTCAATCGCAGCGTGCCCGACATGGATTTTGTCTGCACGAACGAGAACCGCGTGTGGGGATGCAAGGGCGACAGCATCTTTGCTTCAAAGCTCGGCGACCCGTACAACTGGAACGTGTTTGACGGGCTCTCCACGGATGCGTTCAGCGTGGAGAGCGGCACGGCAGGAGCGTTCACGGCGTGCGTGAGCTATCTTGGCTACCCGTGCTTTTTCAAAGAAGACAAAATATTCAAGATGTACGGCACGGTTCCGACAAACTTCCAACTCATGTCAAGCGCGGTGCTCGGTGTGATGAGGGGCAGCCACAAGAGCCTCGCCGTGGCGGGGGAAACGCTCTATTACCTCTCAAAGGTCGGCATCATGGCGTACAGCGGCGGCATGCCGCGCTGCATCTCCCACACGCTGGGCGACGATGTGCGCCTCTCTGACGCGGTGGGAGGGAGCGACGGCCTCAACTACTACGTGAGCCTGAAAGAGGATGGCAAGGCGGCGTTGTACTGCTACAGCAGCGAGAACGGCGTGTGGCATAAGGAAGATACGCTTGCCGTGGTGCAAATGGCCTATTCGGGCGGTATCATGGCCTTAGTAGACGGTGGGTGCGTGCTGCTGGGGAATCCGGCAGATATCCCGACCGGCGCAACACGCGAGGGCGCTGTTATTAGCGAGGCGGAGTTTGCCGACTATGACGGCGGCTCATTCGACGCGAAGCACGTGCAGCGCGTTCGGGCGCGGCTGGAATGCGAAAAGGGCGCAACGGTCGTGTTCCTTGTCAAGTTCGACGGCGGCGCGTGGGAAGAGGTCGACCGCTGCGGGGCACAGGAGAAAGACGTTTTCACTCTCGACTGCCCGATCCGCCGCTGCGACCACTTTAGATTAAAAATCAAAGCCACAGGAGAATACCGGCTCTATGCGCTCGAGTACGAATACGTGACGGGCGGCAGAAAGTGAGGGGACAATGGCAGACAATTTCAAACACAAGAATACAGACCTGACGCTCATCAACGATTCGGGGGACCTTGATCTCATCCGGCAGTATACCGAGGCATACAACAAGGCATATGCCGATGGAGACAAGGCGGGCCAGCAGGCGGCGCACGACGCAGCGGAGAAAATTCGCGCGAAGTACGACTATTCCGGCGGCGTGGACGGCAGCAAGTACATCAAACTCGGCACGGGCGCGAGCCCTGCAAAGGCTGACACGAGCTGGCTCGATAAGCTGGGCGACAGCAACTACAACTACGATCAGAGCGGGCAGATCAGCGCAAAGCTCGACGCGCTGCTGAATCGCACGCCGTTTTCCTACGACGCGGCGAGTGACCCGCTCTATCAACAGTATCGCAAGCAGTACACGCGCGAGGCAGACCGCAGCGCTGAGGATGTGCTCGGCAAGGCGGCAGTGATGACGGGCGGGATGCCGTCCACGGCGGCGGTGGCAGCGAGCCAACAGGCGAGCGACTACCAGATGAGCCAGATGACGGACAAGATCCCCGAGCTACAGCAGCTTGCCTATAGCATGTATCAGGATAAATTGAGCGGCGACCGCGCCGACTTGAATACGCTGATTGGGATTGAGGACAACAACTACAACCGCTGGCTGGCTGACCGCAACTATCTTTACCAGCTTGCGCGCGATCAGGTGGGCGACCAGCAGGCGGCGGATGCGCTGGCGTATCAGAAGCAGCAGGACAAACTGAACTATGACTACCAGAAGGAACGCGACGCCATCGAGGACGCACGCTATAATGCGGAATGGCAGTATAAATTGCAGCAGGCCGCGCAGTCGGCGGCAGGGAAGGCAAGCGGCGGTGGCTCTCGCCGGACTTCCAGTGGCGGGACACGTAGCGGAGCTACCGGCGGAGCGATGGACTACGAAGGTCTGTTTGCTGCAGCACAGGCGAGCGGGAACCCCAAGAGCTGGCTTGCACAGAAGGCTAACTACCGGAAGTACGGCTTTACATCTTCGAGCGGGCTCTATTCCGACTATGAAAACTGGCTGGAAGGTCAGAACGGTGGCAGTTCAAGCGAAGGCTATAATTCGAGCAATTTCAATGCGGCTATGAGCAGTCTGCGCACGATGCTTGCACAGGGGCGTACCGATTATGCTGTCGGAGGTATTGATTCTTTCTGGGATAAACTGAGCGACGAGCAGAAGGCGCGCGTGCAGAAGATGCTGAACGAATACGGGCTGACTTACACGGAGGACTGATATGGGAAAGCTGGTAGCACTGAACACCAATAACGAAGAGAAGAAATTAAAGACCGAGCAGTCAATTGCGACCACTGTTGCGCAGGGACGGCGCGGGAAATTGATGCAGACCGGGAGCGCGAGCGCCCCGGTCTCTTCTCCACCTACAGTATATCGCACGAGCCCGGTGAAGACGACGCCAGTGACGCGGCAGAATGTCGTGATGCCGAAGACGCCCACGCAGGGCGGCGCAAGCCCGATGTTCCGGCAGCAGAATGTCGTGACGCCGAAGAACCAGAATGCGCTTGCGCAGGGCCTCGGCAAGGGCGCTTTGCAGCAGCAAGAGGCGAAGAACTACCAGAGCGAAAAAGCCTTCAATCAGCATGTGAAGGACGTGAAGCCGCAGACGGTCACGCAGCGCGTCGGGAATACGCTCAAGGGCGCGGCGAAGACCTACGGCGCTGGCTTTGCCAATCTCAGCGGCGTGGCGGCGCAGGGGCAGGGCGGCACAGCGATGTCGCCGGTCTATCGCGCTCAGGCGGAGACGCTGGACCAGCAGATTGCGGCATTGGAAGCGACGCTGAGCGACCCGTCGATGACGGCACAGGATATTGCCGACACGAAAGAGGCGATTGCTATCGCTCGCAGCGAGCGTGAGAAGTACGGCAAGATCATCGAGAGCGGGGAAAGGGCCGCAGCGGGAGCCTATGACATCGCTGACAGGCTGGCAGACAGCGGCGCAAAGGATATCAATAAGGCGAAAAGCGGGCTGGGCAAAGTCGGACAACTCGCCGTTGACGCGGGTGTCGCGGGTGCGCAGATGGGGATGGATATTGCCCTCACGCCTTTTATGGGCGGCAGTGCGCTTTTCCCGATGTTCATGCGCAGCGCGGGCGGAGGCGCGCAGCAGGCGCGCAGAGCGGGCGCAACGCATGAACAGCAGGTCAACTATGGCCTTGCGAGCGGTGCACTCAGCGTGGCAACCGAGAAGATCGGCAACGCGGCAGCGCCGTTCAAGAAAATGTTCGGCAGGGGCTTTTTAGATAGCGTCATCGAGCGCACGATGTCGGGGCTCAATAACAGCGCGGCGGGCAAGATCGCGCTGTCGTTCATTGAAGAGGGCGGCGAGGAAGTGATCGAGGATCTTGTCCAGCCCGCGCTGCAGATGATCTACAACGGCAAGACGCTCGGTGGGAGTTACAGCGAGCTGGAAGCGGCGGAGGTTCTGAATGACTTCCTTGTTGGCGGCATTCTCGGCGGTATTGGTGGCGGCGTGGAAGCTGCGGCAAACCGATTCGCGCGCTTTGATAACTCCCTGGGTGAGAGCGGGCGAAAAGCGATTCGCGGCTCGTATCAGGAGGGCGAGGACACGGCACAGCACGTGAAGGACTTTATCCCTGCCTACAATGCGGGCGTGGAGGGAAAGGCGAACCCGAACCCGACGAATGAGACGGCCTATGCAGGCTATGTCGCGGGGCAGAACGACGCGAAGAAAGAGGCAGGAACGGGCGAGCATATTGACGGCCGTACGAAGGAAAATGTATCGAGCAGAAATGTAAACGCTTTCCAGTTTGACCACCCCGAGCTGCACGGTTATTACAGTACGGCGGCAGAGCAGATCGCCGGTATCGCTGATATAAGCCTTTCGCGCGGACAGCAGAAGGGCGCGCGGCAGCGGACGGCAAACGGATACCAGAGAAACAATCAGATATTCGAGACCCCCGCCATGCGCAAGGCGATGAACGAGGGCCTGACGCGCACGCAAATCATTGATGCAGCGCAGCGCATCATCAACGATAATGGACAGGAGAATGTCAAAGCGGCGAAAACGCTCGAGATCGTTCTTGACGACATGCTGACGAATGGGTACACTGCTGTTGATGGAACGGCGGTTGCCCCCAATACGGATTATATTGCAGCAAAGCAGCAGATCGCAGGCGCAGAGGTGCAGGCGACCGGCTTTGACAAGTATGTAACTGACAACCGCCTTGCCCTCGAGACAGGAGATGTGACAATGGATGAGCTGCGCACAGAATATGCGCAGCAGGAAGGAGCCGAACATGGAGAAGCAGTACATTTACGCAACGGCAGCGAACGGGATAACGGTGCGGATCCCCGCGGAGAAGTACGAGGCGTGGAAGAAGGCGCAGGACGAAATCCGGGCCGGAAGGAAGGGCGACACTTCGCAGACAGCGAAGCAGCTTCGCTCGATTATGGAGAAAAAGTAAGCACTGCGAGCTTCGGCATCGGCAGAGGCGCATTCAATGACAGCGTCTATCTTGTGAAGAACGAGACGGCGGAAATGCGCAAGGCGAAGGACCTCGCCAAAGAGCGCGGCCTGCGCGTGACGTTTTTTGCCGGAAATAATCTGACGTTCCGTGACAAGAGCGGGAAAACGTTCCAGGTGCGCGGCTACGTTTCAGGTGACCGCGTATTTATCCGTGCGGATCATCCGGAATTTACGTCGTACCAGATCATGCGGCATGAGGCCGGACATGATATGATCGCAAAGGGCGAAGTCGATTTGAACGAGGTACGCACGCGCATCGATAAGACCTTTACCGGCGGTGAGGTCGACTCCCTCTGCACGGCGTATGCAGACGCTTATGCCGGCACCGAAATGACGGCGCAGGAAATTTGGGAAGAGGTGGTTTGCGACAGCCTCGGCGATATGAACATTTTCGCCGACAGTGAGATCAGCGATGCGGCAGCGTTTCTTCTTGCGCATATCAAGGTGGAGAGCGAAACCGTTGCGCAGGAAAGCACGCGTGCGCCGCCAAGCAAAATAAATGGCAGGGCGAGCATTGAAGAGGCTGCCGATGGCAAAAAATATGTCCGCGCCGACAGACAGGTCATTTTTGGAAATGACCCGCAGAGTTGGAGCGAACAGCTGGAAGACTATATTAACGGGAAAATCCGCCGTGGACAAGACGTTAAGCTTATCGGCGCGGATGGCGACGAATTGGTTCTGACTGCGACCTCGGCAGGGAAACTGAGCGACAACCACACCAGCGATGGGCGTACTATGAGCGAGGCGGCATTTGAGCGAAAAGTAAATGCAGCATCGCATATTGACGAGTTGGCGCAGGTTTCTGTCAAGGGGGACAGGAACGTTGTAGATCATAACAGTCGACATGGAGACATGGCAAGTAGCGGTTGGAATTATCGCACGGCGTTTTTCAAAGACTTTGACGGGAAATATTACAAGGTTACGATATCGACGGCGCAGAGCGCAGACGGTAAGATGATCTATAATATTGGGCAGATGCAAGAAAGAAGCATCCCCCAAATTAATGGCTCTTCCGCTGCGGACAGCGGCGCTCTGCGAGGGAATGCTTCTGTAGATAGTCTATCTCGTGGCGTACAAAATGTCAAGCTGAAGTTCAGCATGGAAACGCCGGTCGAAGAGACTGACAAACTGATCGCCGTCCACAACAAGGATGAGGCCAGCATCATGTCCGCGCTGAAGCTGGGCGGCCTGCCCATGCCCTCTATCGCCATTGTAAAAGCCAGGGACGGGCACACCAAGTACGGCCCCATCTCCCTTGTGTTCAGCAAGGACACCATCGACCCGCAGCTATTCCGCGCCAACAAGGTGTACGGTGGCGATGCCTGGACGCCGACAGCTCCGCGAGTAGATTACCCCGTGAACAGCAAAAAGGCATCCCAGGTGGAGCACGAGCTGCACCGGCTGGCCGGGGATGTCTCCGTGGCCGGGGGCATCTTCGGGAACAGCGCCGCCCTGCGCTCTATGGGCATCGACAACACCAGCACCAGGAGCACGGCAGAGATGGCGGAGAAGCTGGCCTCCACGGACACGGTGCGGGCGGCCTATCTGGCAGACCAGGGCAAGAGTCTGGAGCCGGTGAAGATGGACAAGGTGTGGGACAAGTTCGGTAACGACACCCTGCAAAAGGTGGTTGACCGCCTGGGCGTGAACACGCTGGCTGAAATCGAGGCCAACCTGGAGACCGGTGAGAGCGTGAAGGACGCCCTGGGCGAGAATGCCGAGGTCATCCGCGACATTCTCCGGGACTACTACCGGGAACAGGGCGAACCCATGCTCCGCAGAATGGCCGTCAAGAGGCATTGGACCGACGCGGAGATCAACGAAAGACGGCAGAACCGCATCGACAATTCCATGGACGGCGTTTCCATCTTCACCCTGGAGGACATCGTTCACCACGCATGGGATATGTACCAGGACGGCGGCGCGACCAAGGGCGAAATTGACCGGATGGCTACCTCTGACGCGCTGCGCAGCTCCGTGGATGACCACGCCGTTGAGGAGTGGATTGCCGGGAAGCTGGACGGCCTGCTGGGCGAGGCGGGCATCTACAATGGCAAGGACCCCTACACCCCCTCCGGCAATCTCCGCAGCTTCTCGCAGCTCCACTATGCCTACACCCTGGAGAACATCGTCAAGGCGATGAAGGAGGGCCAGGAGGAGCGCGGCGGCAACACCTGGGGCGCAAGCGCCAAGACCCTGCAATCCGTGGCGACGCCGGAATACCGCAGCATCCAGGAGATCAAGGCGGACAGTGGGCGGCTGGGCATGGACGAGGGGACCGAGTATGAAGCAAAGCTCCAGGCCATTGATGACCAGATCGGCAGCATCATCACGAAGATCAAGCAGGGAAACAAGGCTCATTCCGACAATTCCTTCGTCGAGAGCGACATCATCGGCAGCATCCTGATGGAAACGTCCAAGGGCAAGAGGACGGTGGACGCTATCATGCGGGCCTTCTCCAAGGAGGGGTACAAAATCAGCAGCCAGACGGCCCAGGACATCCAGGCCGTCTACCAGGAGGCGGCGGAAATGCCCACCGGCTACTTTGAGGCCAAGCCCCAGCGCGCCGTTGGGTTTGACGAAGTTTTGGCAGCGGTGATCCCGGACAACAGCAGCGACCGTCTGAAAGCCGCATTGCAGGATGCCGGGGTCAACACGGTGGAGTATATCGCCGGAGATGAGGCGGACCGTTTGGAAAAAGTCAACAGCGTGGATGACGCAGCATTCTCCCGCGAGATCCCTGAGGCAAACTACGAAACGTTGAAAGAGAAGTACGGATATATCCCGGCGGGCGAGCGTGCATACCGCGAAGTGCAGGTACCGAAGAAGACGGCGGATGACAAATACGTCAGCCGCACGATCCGCACGGTGCTGGAAGCAAAGGCCACGCCGGACGCAATGGTGCCGACGTTGGAACGAATGGTGGCAAAAGGAGAGTTCTCCTACGGCCGCTATACGGACAAGCAGGCCATTAGTGACGCAGAAAGCCGCATAAAAACCGAGGGTTGGCAAAAGACCTTGAACAAGTGGAAAAGTTCCACCAAAGAGGGAATCAGCAAGGAGAACACGGCTATTGGCTGGGCACTCTACAACAATGCAGCGAACAGCGGTGATGTTGAGACAGCTATCGACGTGCTCGACACCATCGTAAAGCGCCAGAGAAATGCGGCACAGGCGTTGCAGGCAACGCGGCTGCTCAAGCAGCAGGACCCCGGTACGCAGCTTTATGCGGCGCAGCGCAGCGTGGAGAACTTGACAGAAGATCTCAAAAAGCAGTACGGGGAAAAGGCTCCTGATCTTAAAATCGACCGCGACCTCGCTGAGGAGTTCCTGAACGCAAAGGACGACGATGCGCGCACCGAGGCGATGAAGGAAATCTATCGCGATATCGGCAGACAGATGCCGAGCCGCTTCATTGACAAATGGAACGCTTGGCGCTACCTTTCGATGCTTGGCAATCCACGCACGCATGTGCGCAACATCGTTGGCAACGTAGGATTTGTTCCTGCTGTCACGGTAAAGAACGTCATCGGCGCAGGCATTGAGAGCGCTGCGAACGCGGTGAGCGGCGGCAAGGTCGGACGCACGAAGGCAATCCTGACGACGAAGGACGCAGGGCTTATCAAGGCGTCATGGAGTGACTATGCCAACATTCGCGAGCAAGCTCTCGGTAGCGGCAAGTACAATGATAATGTCAATGTGCGACAGGAAATCGAGGAAGGGCGCACGATCTTCAAACCGAAACTGCTGGAAGCGATGCGCAAATTCAACAGCACGGCGCTGGATGCGGAAGACGCATGGTTCTCTAAGCCGCATTACGCGGCGGCGCTGGCGCAATTCTGCAAAGCAAATGGCATTACCGCGGAGCAGGTCTCTGGCGGGAAAGGCATTGAAGCGGCACGCGAATACGCGATCAGAGAGGCGCAGAAAGCGACCTATCGAGACACCAATGCGTTTTCACAGATGATCTCCGATCTCGGCAGATACCGCGGGGATAACAAGATGAAACGCCTCGGAAGCACCCTCGCCGAAGGAATCCTGCCGTTCCGCAAGACACCAGCCAACATTCTGGTGCGCGGCGTGGAATACAGCCCTATTGGTTTCCTCAAAAGCATAAGCTATGACCTTGTGCAGGTGCAGAAAGGTAATATGCAGGCGACCGAAATGATCGACCGGGCCGCTGCTGGGCTGACCGGCACGGGGCTGATGATGCTCGGTCTTTATATGGCGAAAGAGGGCATTCTTCGCGGCAGCGGCGGTGATGACGAGAAGAAGAAAAAGTTCGACGAGCTGCAAGGACATCAGGAATACGCACTGGAGCTGCCAAATGGCACGAGTATTACGCTGGATTGGCTTGCGCCGGAAGCACTTCCGTTTTTCGTCGGGGCAAACCTTTACGAGCAGATGCAGGCAAACAACGGGTACCTCACTATGAGCGATATGCTTCAGGCAGCAAGCAACGTGACGGACCCGCTTCTTTCCATGAGCTGTCTGCAAAGCCTGAACGACGTTTTTGACGCGGTGGGGTATGCGTCCTCTGGAAACACAAACGCACTAACCAGTGCGGTAGCAAGCGCGGCGACGAGTTATTTGACGCAGGGTATCCCGACGGTCTTCGGGCAGGCGGAGCGCACGGGCGAAAGCACGCGCATGACGACCTATACGGATAAGAACAAATTCCTGACGCCGGATATGCAATATGCGCTCGGAAAGGCCAGCGCGCGTATTCCGGGCGTTGACTACGGGCAGATTCCCTTTATCGACGCATGGGGACGCACGGAAAACTCCGGAGGCGTGGCCGCGCGGGCATTTAACAATTTTGCAAATCCCGCGTATACCTCGAAGGTAAGCGGCAGCAAAATGGAAGATGAATTGAGCCGCCTGTATGAGGCGACCGGTGAGACCAAAGTCCTGCCGCAGCGCGCACCGAAATTTTTCACCGTGAATAAGGAAAACAAACAGTTGACCGGCGAGGAATACGTCAAGTACGCCACAAAGCGCGGGCAGACTTCCTATAAGATCGTCAGCGAGCTCACGGGACTTGCGAGCTATAAGTCCATGAGCGACGGCGATAAGGCAGATGCCGTTGCGAAAGCCTACGAATATGCCAACATCGTTGGGAAAATGAGCGTGAGCAATTACCAAACGGACGGGTGGGCGGCAAAGGCCATAGATACCGTCAAAAAAACAGGCATTTCAGAAGCCCAGTATATTGCGCTTTATCTGGCGAAAGGCGGTATCGAAAGCCTGAAGGACAAAAACGGTGACACCATCAGCAACAGCGAAGGATTACAGATCATGGAGCTTGTTTATCAGCAGAAGGGGCTTTCCGATAAACAGCGTGCAGCCCTCTTTGAGGACTTCGGCGTCGGAAAGAGCATTCGCCATTGGAACCGCGCGCGGGTGGACGAGCAGCTTGCAATCATGCGGAAGAAAGCGACGTAAAGAAAAAGAACCTGTCGGTGGTCCGACAGGTTCTTTTGCCCCGTGGTGAATTTGCGGAGGAGGCATGATAGGCTCAATGGAGAACACCATAAAAATAAGGGGGCGTGAAAAATGGACAATGCAAAGCACTACGATGACGCGGCGATCGCGTTGATCGAAAGCCGATGCAAGAGCAATACGCATCGAATCAACGAGCTGCAGGAGCATCAAACGGCACTCGACAGGCTGGCAACGTCGGTCGAGGTGTTGGCGACCAAGCAAGAAACCGTCGAGGGCGACGTCAAGGAGATCAAAGAGGACGTGAAAGCCATCACGGGCAAGGCGGGGAAGCGCTGGGACGGGCTGGTCGACAAGGCTCTCGCGGCGCTGGCGGGCGCGTTTATCGCGTGGCTGCTGTCTGGTGTGGCCCTATGAAGAAGCTGAGAAAGCGGGACAAGTACGTCATCGCGGCAGTGCTCAACCTCTGCTGGTACTGCATTGCGGTGCTCGTATTGACCGCTCATGACAAAGTAGTGCCGGACAGCCTGACCGTCGCGTGGTTCGCTGCGTGGACGGCAGAACTCGGCCTGCTGGCGGGAATCAAAATCAAGGGAAAGGACGAATAACATGAACGAATTACTGAACAAGAGAATCGCAAACCTTCTTAGCGTGAAGAGCCTTGTGACGATTGCGCTGACGGCGACCTTCTGCGTGCTGACAGTACAGTCGAAGGTGACGCAGGAATTCAACACCGTGTACCTCATGGTCATCGCGTTCTACTTCGGCACACAGAACGCGGCGGGCAGCGCGAAGGGAGAGTGAGCGGTGTGAATATCCGCAAATATCCCGCGAACGCGGGCAACGTCGGCGGCACGCGCGCGGCGGGCGCGATCAAGTACATCGTGATCCACTACACCGGCAACGACGGCGACACGGCGGCGAATAACGCGAAGTACTACGCGGGCAACGTCGTGAAGACCAGCGCGCACTACTTCATCGACGAGAAGGAGATCGTACAAAGCGTGGATGACCTGCGCGTTGCGTGGGCGGTCGGTGGGAAGAAGTACCCGTCTTGCCCGCAGACGGGCGGCGGGACGCTGCACGGCCGCTGCCTGAACGCAAACAGCATCAGCATTGAGCTGTGCGATGAGAAGAAGAACGGCGTATACGCGCCGGGCGCGAAGACCGTCGCGCAGGCACTTGAGCTGACGAAAGCTCTGATGAAAAAGTACAACATCCCCGCGAGCAACGTCATCCGCCACTTTGACGTGACGGGTAAGCTGTGTCCCGCGTACTGGTCCGGCAGGGAGAACGCGGGCAAGTGGGAAAAGGAGTTCAAGAGCAGGCTTGTGGAGCCGGACTACCGCGAAGTGCTCAAGAAGCGCGCGGGGCTGCTCGATCCGACGCTCGACTACCTCGCGGCGTACAAGTACGGCAGTGACCTGATTCGCAAGCTCGCGACGATGAAATAATTGTGCCCGAATCGGGCACGGAAAGGAAAACGGGCGGGAGGCCTGCAATGTCTCCCCTCGCGTGAGCGCTCTGCAAGCCCCGGTGCACAGCATGGACAAGCAGCACCGAGCGATTCGCGCACAGTTATCCTCTATGGCCCCCAAGCGGGCCGTGGCGTATATCTTATCGTTTGAGCTGCCGCCCGATGAGGCGTACTGCCTTATTGAATGCGATGTGCGCGGGAAGAGCCGCGTCGAAGTCGCGGAGACGCTGCACGTCTCACCGGAGTACGTGAAGACGCGGCGACGCCGGGCATACAGCAAAATCGCGGACGGTATCAAAAACGCATAAAGAAGAGACCCTACAAAGACCTTTTTCAGGCTCTTTGCGGGGTCTCTTTTTCGTTATCATTGAGGCAACAAAAGGAGGTGCGCGCATGGGATATTTCGGCAACCTTTATCAGATGGGGTATAACCCCTATTCAGGATATGCCCCTGCAAGCCCACAGAACGGCGCAGGAGCGATGCAAGGCTTTGCGGGTCAAATTACCCGCGTGAACGGAAGAAATGGCGCAGAGGCGTTCAGGCTCGCTCCGAACAGCTCTATTTTGCTGATGGACGAGAACGACCCCATTGTCTGGCTCAAACAGACGGATGGTGCGGGGTATGCCACCGTTACGCCGTACACAGTCGCGCCGTATCAGGCGGCTGCGCCGGTAGACGTCAACAGTCTTGAAAACCGCGTGAAGAGATTGGAGGAAATACTCAATGCCAAATCCGATGATGCAAATGCTGATGGGCGGCGGAAGCAGAAGACCGAATAATCCCCTTGCGATGATCGGCGAATTCCGCAAATTCGCTGCAGGCATGACGCCTCAGAAAGCGCAGCAGGAGATTGAACGCCTTTTACAGTCTGGGCAGATGTCTCAGGCTCAGTTCCAGCAGCTCCAGGAACAGGCAAAGGAGTTCGTGCAATTTCTGAAATAAGCCGGTGCGCAACGGTTTATTTATAAAATTCTTTCAGGAAGGAGTTTTGACACATGGATAGTGGTATGTCTCTCAGCGATATCGCCGCGGTCACCCGCGGTGCGAACGATGAGAACGGCTGGGGCTCCGGTTGGTTCCTCATTGTCGTGCTCTTCCTCTTCATGTTTGGCTTTGGCGGCAACGGATGGAACCGCCAGGGCGAGTTTGGCCAGTACGCCACGGCCGCATCGCAGCAGGAGATCCTTTTCGGCCAGCAGTTTGGCCAGCTGAACGACCGCCTGACCAACATCGGCAACGGCATCTGCAATCTCGGCTACGAGATGCAGGGCGGCATCGGCCAGCTGGGCAAGGAAGTCGCGCTCGCGCAGAACGGCACGAACATGACCATCATGCAGACCGGCAACGACATCCAGCGCCAGATGGCAGACTGCTGCTGCACCACGCAGCGCGGCCTTGACGCCATCAACGCCAACATCGACGCTAAATTCGCAGCGCTCGAAAAGAGCCAGCTCGAAGGCCGCATCGCACAGCTTGAGCAGGCCAACAACCAGCTCTATCTGCGCGAGCAGATGTGCGGTGTCGTGCGCTATCCCAGCGGCTACACCTACAGCGCGGGAAACTCCCCGTTCTGTGGCTGCGGTTGCGGAAACGGCAACATTTGACGCCCTATTCGGCGAGGCAAGCGGGGCGGCAACAGCTGCTCCGCTTTTTAATTTTTTAGGAGGGTAAAAATATGAGTAAGTCTGCAATTTACACGACCAACGTCAGCAATCCCACCGTGCCGGTCGGCGGCATCGTTCCGGTCGGCTCGACGACGCGCCGCTATGGCTGCAACATCCGTCAGGACGGCAACGCGATTACGCTGTGTGGACAGGGCTATTACCTTGTCAATGTCAGCGCGACAGTCGCACCCACGGCTGCCGGTACGGTCAGCCTGACCGCACAGAAGGACGGCGTCGCCATCATCGGCGCTACGGCAGCTCAGACGGTCGCAGCAAACGGCGTGGCAAACCTCACTATTACGGCTATTATTCGTAACGCCTGCGGCTGTGACGGCTCTCTTCTGTCGCTGGCGCTCGACGGCGTGGCATCGGTCGTCAACAACCTTGCGGTCACGGTCGAAAAACTGTGAACGACGATTCAGATGCTCTGCTGCTCGGGATAATTTTGCTGCTATTTGCTAATGCCATAAATAATGTCGAAGCTGCAGAAAGCGAGGAAGAAAATGAAACTCATTGAAAAACTGTCGGCGATGGTCGACAAGGAAATCGAGGACGCGATGAAGTACGCGAAATGCGCCCTCGAGTACAAGGACGAATGTCCCGCTCTTGCGAAGACGTTTTACGAGCTTTCCGGCGAAGAGATGCATCACATGACGATGCTCCACGCCGAGGTCGCTGGCGTCATCCAGAAGTACAAGCAGGAGAAAGGCGAGCCGCCCGAGGGCATGAAGGGCCTCTATGACTATCTGCACAGGAAGCAGATTGAGAAAGCTGCAGAGGTTCGGACGATGCAAGGGATGTTTCGCGAGGGATGA